GCCCCCGCGGCGTGCGCCCGCCCCCCACGACGGTAAGACCTATCGGCCGAGACACAACCGAATCCCGAGCAGGTCGATGACGCAGGGGACGGTCGGCGTCACTGTTACTGGCGGTGTGACCGTGGGTGTCACGGTCGGCTTAGGTGCCGGCGACTTGGTGGCCGGTGGCTTCACTGCTGCTGGACTTGGAGCAGCTTGGAGCAATCTGGGAGTCGCCGACGTCGAGACCGGTGGTGCGATGCGCGCCAGTGGCTGGGTGGTCCGTGGCGGTGAGGTTCGCCGCGGAGCCACCGTTGGCCTGGTCGTTGGGCGCTTCGATGGCTCAGCCTTGGATGGCGGCCTTGCGATCGACTGGCTCGGTGGGTCCGCCCCTGGCGAGTCCGGCTGTTCGACGAGGACCGCCCCACTGACGGCCATCCCGGTGGCTGCCAGCGCCATGGCGGCCCGCTTGTAGTCGCGGAACCACTCCACCCCTGCCCAGATGGCTCCACCGAGAAGCCCACCCTTGAGGAGCCGCAGCTTCGGCCGCTGCTCCCGTTTCTCTTCGGCGAGCAGCTGCTGTAACTCTTCGGCCGCTCGCATCCCGTCTTCGATCTGCTTCTTCAGTTTCTCTAAATCCCCAGGCATTACTTAGGGCTACCACTTGGCCACGAATCTGGGAAGGTCTCGCGTTTAACGATCCAAGTCATTCATCCGACTGAACTACCCCGCTCGCCGGGCGCGCTTGATCCGTTCCAGCTCGGCAATCGCAGCACGCATCGCATCCAAGGCTGCGTCTATCTCGGCGAGCTCGTCGCTGCGCGGGGTGATCTCGGGCTGCGCGGGGTTGATTAGTTCCCCGTGGGGCTCGCCGCCAGCCAGGACTGACCTGCACGAACCGGGCATCCAGTTCAGCAGGTCCTCGATCTTCCTGTAAGTCACCGGCTTGGCCGACTCACCTCGCTCGACCTTGGCCCATGTCTCTCGGGTGAGCCCTGATCGTCTAGCGGCGTCCACCACGGTGTAGATCCCCATGGCTTCGCGCCGCTGTTTGATCAGCGCGCCGAGACGGATGTGCTCTGGTGTCATCACCGCCCATAGTGCCATGCGCATCTGTGCATGTCTAGGCACATCTAGGCATCGTCCGATGTTAGCGAATCAGTGCACACCTTCGCATTGACTTCGTGCCTATCTTCGCTTAGATTCGCATCTGTGAGCGAACAACCTGAGGATTTCAGCCCCGCTGAAGCAGCCACCTACATGAAGGTGGACACGTCCACGATCAGGCGCTGGATCTACAGGGGATTGCTCCCGGCCCAGCGCGTTGGTCCCAACCGACTCCGCATCAACCGCAGTGATCTCGACTCGATGAGCAAGCCTGTCAAGGCGGCCTCCTGATGCCCCGACATGGCGGTCAGACCCGCAGCACCACACGCCGCAAGCACGCAGGCCACCGGATGCACCGCAAGACCCGGCTCGCCCGCCAGAAGGCCAATGTCGGCCGCGGTCGCAAGGGCACGGCCTGGGGACGGGGGGCCGTCTGATGGGCGTCTTCAACTTCGGGCGAAACAACCAACCGCCACCACGTAAGCCGCAGAACCCGAAGGCGCCCAAGGGTGGCTCCAAGGGTGGCAACACCGGTGGCCGAACGGGGAAGCCGAAATGAACCGACTATGCCGCACCGCGGATGAAGCCCTCGCTGCCGGCTGGGAAGACGGAGCCGACGATGCACCGCTCACGCGGTCGGAGATCGAGCAGCTCGTCGCTCTCCACTCGCCCTACCTGACTCCGAAAGCCGAGGCATCGTGACCGCGCACATCTACGTCGTCGAGTTCGACCAGGGAACCATCAAGGTCGGCTACTCCACCAACCCGGAACTTCGGATGCAGGCCTTCGCCACACACGCATCGGTGTTCCGGATTCAAGTTCTGCGCCACTGGATTTCCGAGCCCCACATGGGCGCGTCCCTGAACGAGAAGACCCTCATCAACTGGTGCAGGAAGCGCGCCGTAGAGGTGAGCGGCAAGGAGTGGTTCTACGGGCTGGACTTCGACGAGGTGAAGAAGGCCATTCAGCAGATGGTCGCCTCGGACGGGTATCTGCCCGCCTAATACCCGGAGCGCCGTCGGTCGAGTCTCCCCCCCGACTCCCGGCGGCGCGCCGGCTCCAACTTCCACAGAAACCAGAAGCAGTACAAGCCGACGCCCCCGGCCTATCCGCAAAGAGGGACCGAGGGCGACGAACAAGGGGAGATGTTATCAGTGGGGATCTTCGGAAGCTTCAAGAAGGCCAACGAGGTCTGGGGTAAGTCCGAGAAGGAAGTCAAGGACGCCCGCAAGAACGACGAGCTCGCCAAGCAGCGCGGCAAGAAGAGCGGCGGCAAGAAGTGATGAGCACCCTGCCGCGCGGCGACTCCGCGAACGTCTACCACGAGCACTCCAAGCTGTTCGCCGATGGCGTCTACCAGCTGAACCAGTTGATGATCCTGCACCCGCTGCTACGTGCCGTGGATGCGCACGTCCGCCCCGGCCGGCTGGACATCGTCACCATCGGCGGCGCCGGAGTGGTCCGGGACTGGACCAGGGCGCTGCCCCCGGTGGTGGCGCAGGACAGCGGGATCTGGAGCCACGTCGGCAACTGCGGCCCCACCCGGGTGCTGAAGACGGGCCACATCACCGTGACGGTGGAGATGCCGTCATGAGCGGCCTGATCCAGAAGTACTTCGTGCAGAGGCTGGCCGATCCGGAGCGGAAGCACGATCACTGCGACTTCTTCGTGCTCGACCTCTCGCACAGCGATGCGGCTGTGGAAGCAGCGAAGACCTACGCCCGGCTGACCGGCAACCAGCGGCTCCTGCTGGACATCGAGGAGAAGTTCCCCAGCGCGGGCATGGGCGGGGGTGCGTGATGACCGTCACCCTCTACAGCCTCAATCGCCACCGCGACCTCTCGGGTATCAGCGGTGAGGGCGACGACATCGCAACGATCTGCGAGTTCCCGTCTGGCCTGGTCGCCATGCATTGGAACTCCGACACCCCGACCGTCACGGTCCTCACCGACCTGAGGCATGTCACCCAACTCCACGCCCACGGAGGCGCATCGACCTTGGAGATCCTCGAACCCCGCCTAGTGACCGCGTACAAGCGGGTCACGCCGTTCCTGCTGGAGCCAGCGACCTCATGGCGCGTACGGACGTGCGCCCCGCACCCGGACCACCCGGACCGCTTGCGCCTCACATTCCCGCACGAGCGCGCCTGGCGGTTCTGGATCGCGCTGCTCGACGGGTCCACCGACGCCGCGACCCACGCCGAGGTGAACGGCGAGATCGAGCACCGCTGGATCAGTGCTGACGGCAACCTCTGGCTGCAGTGGCACTCCCCGCTTACCAACGACAAGGAAGACCGATTGACGGCCTTCGACCGGGAGGACAGATGACGCACGCAGGAAAGACCGCAGTTTGGTACTGCGACGGCTGCACGAACGAGCGCCAGGCGGGAGACCGCGCCTGCTCAGAGTGCTGTGGATTCAAGGTTGCTGAGGCATCCGCCAGTTCGGAGGCGGATCGATGAGCGACTACCAGGATGCCACCTTCTTCCTTCAGGTCGAGCCCGAGTGGGGCATCTACCGCGCGGGGAACGGCGACCTGCAACTAGTCGGCGCGAAGGCTGCGCGCATCACGCAGAAGCAGCCCGACCCGCCGAAGGGTGGAACCGTCGTCGTCAAGCTCACGGTCCGCGTTCCGTCGTCGGCGCTGTTGCCTCTGAAGCCTGCCGTGGTTGAGGTTCCTGCCGACCGACTGGAGATCGTCGTCGAGACGGAGGCGCCGGAGTGACCAGCCTCACCGTGGTGGACCTGCTCCGCGCGGGTGACTTCGACGCCGCCGTCGACCGGATGCAGGAGTTGTGCCGCATCCAGGACCCCGAGGTCCCGGTCGACGCCGACGTGGTGAAGGCGCAGTTCGAGCAGGCGCGTGACCGGTTGCGTGCGGTAGTACCGCCGGCACCGTTCCGGATCACCGTCGAGTTGGTGGCCTCATGACGGCCGAGTACGTCAGGAACTACTACGGCGTCCCGGCCAAGCGCGGGATGCGGATCGTCGCCAACGGCAAGCCAGGAACCATCGTCGGCTTCGACGGCGCGCACCTGCGGATCCGGATCGATGGCGAGAAGTTCATCGGCAACTGGCACCCGACATGGCGCATCGAGTACCCCGAGGCCACCTCATGAACGGCGTCTTCCGCGCGATCCAGTTCGCCTGGCAGTTCGCCGCCTTCTTCCTGCTGGCCTCTGTCGTCGCTGCCCCGTTCGTGGCGTTGTGGCAGCGGTGCCGTGCCCGCAGCCAGCGGCTCTTCGTGGACCAGCCGAACGAGGTACTGCGGCAACTCCACCCCGACACCCGCATCGACCACAGGTGGGACGCATGAGCAACCGGGACCGCACAGTCGGGGTGCTGGCGAAGCACAGGCCTCGCACTCAGCCGAGTGGTGGCGCATGCGCGTGCGGATGGGCGGAGCGTCCCTACGGCTCCGCGCTCTGGCTGGAGAACGAGTGGGAGCGGCACGTCACCGACGCCCTCGTTGCCGCTGGCCTCATCCACGTGGGGCAGCGGTTCTGCACCAAGGTCGCCAACTGCCGCATGGCTGACGGCCACGCGAACGGGTGTGTGCGCACATGAGCGCACAGATGAGCCTCGACGACCTGCTGCCCATCCTCGCCGCCTACCGCAAGCAGGTAGAACCTGCCTGGTCCGCTGCGACCGCCCACAGACGCCAAGGCGCACCCGGCGACCCGGCAGGCCAGTGCGGTGTCACCTCAGCCTGGCTGCAGGAACGCCTCAAGGAAGACCACGACCTCGACACCCTGTACTGCGTCGGCGACGTACACCAGGGCTACCTGAAGTCGCTGCAGGACCACTGCTGGCTGGAGACCAACGGCCGGCTGGTCATCGACCTGACCGTGGACCAGGCATGGCCCGACGCGCCTTACGCCGGGTGGTACTGGGGGCTGCGGAAGCAGTCGAAGCTCGACTACCAGGCGCAGCGGTGGCTCACCCCCGAGGCGCTCGCCTCCGACCCCGTACAGACCCGCCTGCGGCTCCTGCGGCTCGAACTGGACTCGCAGGCCCGCACCGAATGGGTCCGCGACCTCCGAGTCGAAGGGGGGTGACCTCATGCAGCGAGTCTGGGATTGGTGATTGCCCTAGGCAACTAACAACCGCCCACCCTGCTTCTGGGGAGCAGGGTCTACAAGCCACCAAGAGGGAGCAACCCGTGAGTGAACCCGACCTTGACGCAGTGAACAGGATCGCGCGCGCCACCTGTACCGAACTGCACACGGTTGCCCTCGAAACCGGCTACCTGGTCCGTCCCCGCCGCGACCCCGGCCAGTACCGCTACCGGGCCGTCTGGCCGATTGTTCTGGCCGCCTGCTCCACCGGGCTCATCGCGGAGGTGGGGTCATGACCGCCGTGATCGTCCTCGCGATCGGACGCGACGTGGTGCTCAGCGCGAACAAGGAGAAGCACTGGGCCCCGAAAGCCCGCCACGTCAAGGTGATCCGCGACATGGCCTGGGTGATGGCCAAGCATCACCGGTATCCACCGATGAAGCGCGCCTCGATCGACGTCGAGGTGACATGGCCCGACAACCACCGGCGAGACGCCTCCAACCTCGCCCCCACGGCAAAGGCTGCGATTGACGGCTTCGTGGACGCCGGCCTGCTGCTGGACGACTCCGACAAGTACGTCGAGGCCACCACCTACCGCGCCTCCCCTGAGCGCCGCAAGACCCCAGGCATCGCCTGCTACCTGAAGTTCACCATCACGGAGGTGCCGTCATGACCTACTACGAGACGTGGACTGAGTCTGCGGCGTGCCGCGAGATCGACTGTGACCTTTGGTTCCCGGAGAAGGGTGACAGCAACAAGGAGCCTCTCTTCATATGCGAGACCGCCTGCACCGTGAGGCTCCAGTGCCTGGACTACGCGATGCGCAAGGAGCACGGCCTGAGCCGTGGCCTGCGGTTCGGCATCTTCGGCGGGCTCTCACCCGGTGGCCGCGTCAAGTATGAGACCGAGTGGCGCGCTGAGCAGGACGCGAGCGCAGCATGAGGACCGGACCGCGCGCCCTCGATGAGGAGCCAGAGAGCAACACCGCGAACCTGTACCGCCGCCGGATGGACGAAGCCCTCGAGGCCGACCCACCGGAGATCGTGTGGCGCCAACGCAAGGGCATCCAGGTGGCGGTTCACGTCCACGACCCGCACGCAGAGCATGTCCCCCGCAGCGGCCCACGACACCGCGCTGACCCGGCGGCTCGCTTCATCGCGTTCCTGGACGCCGAACTTACCTACATCGGAGACGCATCATGAGCAGCTTCACCCCCGCCACCAGGACGTCCACGAAGGCGCGCATCGCCCTCGCCGGCCCCTCCGGTAGCGGCAAGACCTGGACCGCCCTCACCCTGGCGCACGCGCTGGGCGAGCGGATCGCGGTCATCGACACCGAACGCGGCTCGGCCTCCAAGTACGCGGGGGTGAACGGCTGGGACTTCCAGCAGGTCGCCCCCAGCTCGTTCGCCCCTGACGCCCTCACTGCCCTGCTCGCGGAGGCTGGGCAGGAAGGGTTCGACGTCCTCATCCTCGACTCGTGGTCGCACTATTGGATGGGTGTCGACGGGATGCTGGAGCAGGTCGACCGGCGCGCGAAGAACGGCAACAACTTCTCCGGCTGGAAAGAGGTCCGCCCGGACGAGCGCCGCATGATCGACGCCCTCATCTCCTACCCCGGCCACGTGATCGCGACACTGCGGGTGAAGACGGAGTACGTGATCGAGGAGAACGACCGCGGCAAGAAGGTCCCCCGCAAGGTGGGGTTGAAGCCGGAGCAGCGCGAAGGGGTCGAGTACGAGTTCGACCTGGTGGGCGACATGGACCACGAGAACACCCTCACGGTGTCCAAGTCCCGCATCCCTGCTTTGACCCGCTCGGTCATCAAGGAGCCGGACGCCGAACTGGGGCTGACGATCCGCCGCTGGATCGAGCAAGGCGAATCCGTCCTCGACGCGCGGGACATCCGCGAACTGGTAATGGCGGACGCGGTGGAACTGGCCGACCTCGTCGGATATGCGGCGACGGCCCGGAAGCTCGGCATCGACCACGCCGCAGTCCCGAATGGCGAGGGTCAGCCGATGGCCCTGGTGGACCTGATCAAGGCCCGCTACATGGCGCTGGAGCAGGCGCAGAAGGCGAGCGCAGCATGACCGCCGACCCGTGGGACCTGCCAACCATCACCCACCAGCCTCCGTTGACCCCTGACGAGGTAGAGGCGATAGCCGGCGAGATCCGTGAACACCAGTGGTCGGATGCGGCGCTGATGCCGGACCTGTACCGGCTCGGGTTCGAAGCCCTGTCCCGTGCGGGTGTCGCCGGGGATGTGGACGCTACGCAGGCGGTACGACGGATGCTCCAGCGCGCCAGGTTCGGCGGACCCCTCGAAGACATGCCGCGGGGTGAGTTCGTATGAGGCGCGCCGACGGCTACGACCAGGAGACGGCAGACCGGTACTGCATCTGCAACCTCGGCCCGGATACGGACGGCCCCGACGTGGACTGCCCGCTCCATGGCGCCAACCCCACCATCCGCCCCGACGACGACCCAGCGCCCATCCCGACCTGTGACGGCAGGAACTGCGGAGGGGTGCCCCATGAGTAAGCGTTGCGGCTGCTCGGATCAGGGAGACGAGGTCGTCTTCGGCCAGTGCCGTAAATGCTTCCCGAACCCGGAGGAACCCCGCGACCGCCCGTACGAGATCACCCTCAGCGATGGGGACGGTGACCTCGGATGACCCAGAAGACCAACGCTGAACTGGTCGCCGCCGCCTATGACGTGGCCAAGGAGCAGATCCTCCGAACCCTCCAGACCCGCATCAACGAGCGGACCAGGTGGGAGCAGAACGCCGACGACGAGACCCGAGCGTTCTGGCTGAAGATGCGCGAGCGCGGCATTCCGGACCGCATCGCAGAGCGCGACGCCTACCAACTCTTAGCCGATCACATCGCCACGAATAGAGAGATCACCTGACATGCCTCTGCCCAGCATCCAGATCACCGGGAATGTAGTCGACGACGTAGAGCTCCGGTTCACCCCGAGCGGCAAGGCGGTCGCCAACTTCCGGGTCGCTGCCAACAAGTCCAAGAAGGACGAGGCCACCGGCAAGTGGGAGAACGCCGAGTCCTGCTTCCTCACCGTCAACATCTGGGAGGAGAAGGCCGAGGCAGTGGCCGAGCACGTCCACCGCGGCGCCAAGGTCATCGTGACCGGCACCCTTCGCCAGCGTGACTACGACGACCGCGACGGCAACAAGCGCACCGTGTTCGAGGTCCAGGCGTACGAGGTGGCACTTGTGGTCAAGCCCGGCGTAGCGCCTGCGATCCGCTCGTCCGCGCCGGCCGAATCGCAGGACCCGTGGGCCGGCGCCGACACTGCCCCGCCGTTCTGATGTGGATCAAGGCTTCTGCGGCGATCGGCTTCATCGCTACCATCCTCGCCGCCAACTACGTCACCAGCGAGTACGGCATGGTCCCGGTTGGCTTCGGCTTGATGGCCACTGCAGGCACGTACTTCGCTGGCCTCGCGTTCATCCTCCGTGATGCCGTACAAGACACCGCAGGCCGTCGATGGGTCGTCGCACTGATCGTTGCCGGCGCCGCACTGTCGTTCGCAATCAGCGCACCCGCGATCGCGACCGCGTCAGCAGCAGCGTTCCTGCTCAGTGAGTCCGCCGACTTCGCGATCTATACACCTCTCCGCAAGCGTGGCTACATCCGCGCCGCGACCGCATCCAACCTGGTTGGAGCGGTAGTCGACACGATCGTATTCCTCACGATCGCGGGCTTCCCCTTGCGGCAGGCGTTCGCCGGTCAGGTGGTCGGGAAGATGCTGGTCACCGGGGTTGTCGTCCTCGCTGTTGTCGGCTACCGCTACACCCGTCGGCCGGTGACTGCATGACACAGTTCTATCTCGGTACCCATAGGCCGCGGTGGCTCGAGCGAACCGACATTCCGCTGTTCGTGAGCCGCACCGTCATGGAGAAGAGCCCCGGCGTCCTGCGGGACTCCCTTCCGCGGGCTCGCGGCCGGTGGGCCATGGACTCGGGCGGCTTCACCCAGCTGCACAAGCACGGACGCTGGATGATCACCCCAGACCAGTATGTCGCTGAGGTGCGGCGAGCCCGCGATGAGATCGGTGGCCTTGACTGGGCGGCGCCGATGGACTGGATGTGCGAACCGTCCGCACGCGCGATGACGGGTCTGAGTGTGAGGGAACACCAGGCCCTGACGGTCGACAACTTCCTGCACCTGCGCGACCTGGCACCCGACCTTCCCATCGTTCCGGTACTCCAGGGGTTCGAGATCCGCGACTACCAGGTCTGCGTCGACCTGTACGAACGAGCCGGCGTCGACCTCACCAAAGAGAAGGTCGTCGGGCTCGGCTCAGTGTGCCGACGGCAAGCAACCGAAGAGATCGACCTCATCGCGTCGATGCTCCACGCCCGCGGCCTGAACCTGCACGGGTTCGGCGTGAAGACCCACGGTCTCGCCGCCTACGCGCCCTGCCTCACCTCCGCCGACTCGCTGGCTTGGTCGTACGGGGGCCGCAAGATCCACCCCTGCAGTCACGGCCACGGTCAGAGCGAGGCGAACTGCCTCCAGTTCGCGCTGTCATGGCGCCGCCGGGTCCTCGAAGTTCTACGAGCCCCTATCCAACTGGGCCTACCGATGGAGGTGCTGTAGATGCCGAAGGCAACCCGTAAGGACGTAGAGGCCGCCCGCAGGCTCGTACGAGCCAGGGACGGCCACAGATGTCAGCGGTGCGGCTGCTCCATCGTCGATGTCCCGTCATCGGTACACCACCGCAAGCTGAAAGGCATGGGCGGCTCGGGTCTGCTCGAGTCCCCGGAGAACCTGATCAGGATGTGCGGATCAGGCACCACCGGCTGCCACGGCTGGGCGCACGGAAACGTGGAGCAGGCGCGCGCCTACGGGTGGATCGTGCGCCGCCTGCAGGACCCCGCAGACGTGCCGGTGAAGACCTACCACGGGTGGATGACGCTCGACACAACCGGCGGCAAGACCCCTTCGGTGGGCGTGGCATGAACCCAGATCCCCTGTACGCCGCTCTCCGCCAAGAGCGGTACGGCCCGTCTGTGTGGTGGACCGACCATCCACCCCGCCGGCCAGACCTGACCGATGCACGCATCCAGCGACTCCTGAAGGAATCGCTTAAGAAGCCCGAAACCGAGGAGGCCGCCTAGTGGCATGGTTCAAGGTGGATGACTCGTTCCACCAGTCCCGCAAGGTGCTCGCCATCCCGCGCCGAGACAGGGCTGCGGCGATCGGACTGTGGACCCTCGCCGGCGGCTGGTGCGCATCCCAGTTGACCGATGGCCACCTGGGTGGACACCTCATCACCGAGTTCGGATCCAGCAAGAAATACGCCGACATCCTTTGCGAAGTTGGCTTATGGGAACGAGATTCAACTGGGTTCGTGTTTCACAACTGGTCGAGGTGGCAGCCAACTCGCGAACAGGTAATGGGTGAGCGAGAGGCTGCCCGAGAGCGTATGAAGAGGGTTCGGTCACGCCGAAGTTCGCCCGAACCAACGCCGAACTTCGAGGGAAGTTCGGAAGAGGTTCGCCTTACCCCGTCCCGTCCCGACCCGTCCCTAGTTCCTAACGGAACTAGTAAGGCCGCGCCGAAGCGCGCGACACAACTCCCGGCCGACTGGAAGCCGAAGGAGGACCACCTCGAGATCGCGGTCGAGTACGGCCTCGACCCGGCCTTCGAGCTCCGCAGGTTCCGCGACCACCACGAAGCCAAGGGCTCGACGATGAAGTCGTGGGACGCGGCCTTCCGCACCTGGCTGAACAACGCCAAGACCTACAAGCGGGCGGCACCTAGCCGCCCTGACTCCGTTGGCCGCCTCGAGCGGTCCCTCCAGAGAGTCGCAACCCATCGAGGAGAGATCGCATGACGCCACAGGAGGCGGTGATGCTGTCGGGCTACGTCGAGCAGCTGTGCCCGCAGCAGCGCTTCAACGAGTACACCGGCGACGCTTGGGCCGACCTGATGCCGGACATCCGCTACGTCGATGCTCTCGAGGCAGTGAAGGCGCTGGGCGCCAAGCAGGTGTTCATCGCGGTCGCCGAGATCATCGCGGAGGTGAAGCGGATCCGGTCGAAGCGGATCGCGGAGTTCGGCCCCATGCCACCCCCGCCGGCCGAGGAGCTCGACCCGGACAACTGGAAGGCGTTCATCGAGTGGCAGAAGACCACCGAGAAGGCGATCGCTGACGGGGACCTGAAGCCGAAGGAGCTCGACCTACCCGAGCGGCCGATGAAGCAACTCGAGAACACCTTCCAGCGCATCCCGCGACGACGGCAGTACACCGAGCAGGAGACAACCAAGTGAGCGAGACCGAGCGCCGGGCCCTGCGCACCTCCGCGTGCGTCCTGTGTGGCCACGCCCTGATCGACCACCACTGGGCGTCCCTGCGCTGCCAGCACCGCACCAAGCGCCATTGGTGGTCCCGCAGCGTCCGATGCTCCTGTGAGATGAGGCCCGCATGACTGACGACCGAGCCGCCTTCACCGAGGCCCGCGAGAGCCAGATCATTATCTGCGAGCCCCGCCAGGACTGCGCGGACCCGCACCCCTGCCGCTGGTACTGCATGCGTGGCCACGAACTGGACGACAAGGCCGCCATACCGGGCGTGTGTCCATTGGAGAAGTGCGAACGCCGAGGAGCCAACCATGGCTGACGAGGAGTTCGTCGCTCGCTTCCCGACACCTGATGCATACATTGCGCACCATCAGCGCATGGGGCACATGTGCTGCGGATGTGTGGACCAAGACCCGCCGCTGCCGTGCTGCAATCCAGGCCACGACGAGGCAGAGCAGATCCGAGCCGATTTCCATTCGGTAATCAGGGAGACCTCCGATGACGACTGACGACCGCGCCGAGATGAAGGCTGCCCGCTCAGCCGGTAAGGCGATCCACCAGGCGCAGCGTCTGGGGCGCGCGCGCCCCGCGCACTACAACGAGGCGGTGAAGGCCGCCGCGGTCGCTATCGGCCGCGCCTTCAACGGCGACCCCCTCACCTGGCGGGCTGAAGCGGAGGCCGCTGTCGAGGCCGTTCTCCCGCATCTGCGGGCCTACCAGATCGAGGTCCAGACCCGCATCGGGTACGCGCTGGGCCGGAAGGAGACGGCAGCGGAGATCGCGCAGGCCATCGAGACGCACCCCTTCTCCGGCAGCTACACGCCCTTCCGAATCGCCGCCGCCATCGCCCGCGAAATCGGCACCAAGGAGGCCGAGCGGCCCGCCCATCCAGGTATGCACCCTCTCGAAGCAACTTGCAACGAGGCCTGCTGGAACAAGCGGGACCACCCATGACGTACCGCCCGACCGCCAAGGAGAACTCATGAGAGCCGCAGTCCTGACCCTGGCCCTCCTGCTCACCGCAAGCGGCTGCCCACAGGAGCCCACCAAGCAGCCCACCACCAGCTGCCACGAGGAAGACCCCTGCTGGAACTGTCACACGATGGGGAACAAGCGCTGCGGGCCCGGCGAGACGAGGGCCGCATGAACAGCTGGCTTGCGAGATCCCTGTGTCGTGTCGGCGTACACCGTCGCCGCCGCTTCATCTGCCCGATGTGCCTGTACCTGGCCCGCCCACCGGGCGAGGCGCTCTGGATCAGCCGCTGCCTGAACTCGCGGTGCAGCGAAGTTGGGCCCCGCTTCTGTCAGAACCACGAGGAGGCGACGTGACCAACAACTGCGTGTGCGGCGAGCCCGCAGGAGACGCCTTCCTCGGGAAGGCATGCGCTCGGCGGCTGGAGCGGGCACTGGGCGACCTGCCAGCCCTCATCGCGGACCTGGACATCACCCTCACCCGTCAAGCCGTCACAGGGGCACACGGCGAAGGGAAGCCCAGATGAGCACCGAACCGCCTGCCTGGGTCTACGACCTGGTCATCGAACTGATGGATCAGGAGGAGATGCACCCGAAGCTGTTCTTCACCTCAGGAGCTTTCGAGGGGTACGCCCAGTACGACTGGTGCGCGTGCATCGCCCTCAAGAAGGTGCCTCGAGACGTGGTCGAGAAGGCGGCTGCCATCCGAACGTACAAGCACAACCAGGAGGCGGGATGAGCAACTGCAAGTTCGTCTCCACCAGCGAGCCGAGGGTCATGTCTGGCCGGCACCTCAATCCGTGCGCCTGCGACGACCGCGAGCTCGGATGCCTGCCCTGCACCGAGACGCACTGCGTAATCTGTGGACGCCTCCACGCCAAAGCGGCGTGCGTGGATTGCCTGGATGCCACTAGGAGCGATCTGAAGGCCATCGGGGACCTGTGTGCGTCTCTGCCCGCCGAAGCCGTGGAGAGGGGCGTCCAGAGCGAAGCCATGATGCTTCTCGGCCCCACCTCGGACCCGGAGGCGTGGAGGAACCGAGCAACATCCGCGATGGTGGGCCGACTCGACGCCGCCTACCTCGAGGACTGCCGCGACGAGAGCCACCCGCTGTGGATCCTCGGAACCTGGGAGCAGATCTGGCGCGATCACCTCGACCACTACAGCGAGGCCACCGTCACCACCGCCTCCTCGTGGGCGTATCTGGATACGCAGATCGGCTACATGGCCGAGCAGATCGAGCCGCCGTTCGACGAGTTCGCCCGGGAACTGCGGGGGTGCCGGGCGCACCTGGAGGATGTTCTGCGAGACGGGATCAGGGAGGAGCGAGGCGCGCCCTGCCTGCAGTGCAAGAAGCACATGACCCGAGGTGACGACGACCACTGGCACTGCCGCACCTGCCACCGCACCGTGACGGAGTCGGAGTACCGCTTCGCTGTGGGCGCGGCGTACAAAGCCCATGCAGTGCACCTGACCGCCTCCGACATGGCCGACCGGATCGGGGTCAAGGCCAGCGTCATCCGGGTGTGGGGATCCAGAGGGCTGGTGCGGAAGCGGGGCAAGGACCATAACGGACTCACGCTGTATGACGTGTCGGATGCCAGCGCTAGGCTGGAATTAGGAGGCGAGGCGGGATGAAGAGCGTGATCAGATGGTTGTTCCGGCGTGCGGAAGGCGGCCAGATCAGCCACTCGACTCGACCCAGCGGCAGCGTCCTCATGAGACTCAGTGAGGGCAAGCAGATCACAGACCCCGATGAGGCTGAAGCTCTCGGACTCACGGTAGATGCCCGGCGCCTCCGCGAAGGCGGGGCTGGGTGATGGAGTTCCTGGCTGTCGCCGTAGGAATCATCGGCCTTGTATGGGCATGGCGGGACCTGTTGGTGTGACCCACCCAGCGTGTCGCTTGGATGTCAACCCCTCAGTGTGGTGAAATCAGTTCTCGGAGGGGTGTCTCTCCAGATTGCTACTCAGCATCCTCCGGGATTGCTGGGCGTTATACGGGACAGGTCGGGGAGTGGACAGCGGACGCGCTGGACGCCTTGATCCGGGCCTGTCTCGACAGCTTTCCTCGGTTTGATCACGAGGGCATAGAAGCCCCGACCTGGACTCAGCCTCAGGTCGGGGCTTCACCTCTGTCATGACCCACTGGGGGTGGGATGCAAGGGCGCCACAGGCGACCGACCACACGCTGGCTCGTCAAGCTGAGGGTGGTGGTCTCTCGTGCGCTGGCCACGCTGGACCCGAGGCAGACACCGCACAGCCAAGACTGAGCCAGCCACCTACCCGCTCCCACTGGTCGAGACATGGGAGCAGGCGCGTACGTGGTACCAGCCGCCGTCGACGTGGCAGCAGCTACTCAAGCGACTGAGCCACTAGCCAGCCCCTGAACACCAAGCGACCCCGAACCTGTGCAACCAGGCCGGGGTCTTAGCCGACCCCACTGGAGGGGACGACATGACACAGCCTAAGCGAGAGAACTACCAAGCGGCGCAGGACCGGATCAAGGCCGGCAAGTGGTGGGTCAACCCACTGGTCGGGTTCGTCTACGGAGTGAAGGGCGCACCCTTCCGCCGGATGAACAGCTGGGGCTACATCCAGATCAAGTTCCGAGATGCAGCGGACTACCGCCTTGAGCATGCGGCACTTGCGCACCGGGTGATCTGGGAGTACATGCACGGTGAGTTGGCAGAAGGCCTGACCATCAACCACCTCAACGGCGTGAAGAGCGACAACCGGATGGTCAACCTCGAGGCAGTGACTCAGGCGGAGAACATGCAGCACGCCTACCGCACTGGCCTCAACGTACCGAGGCGCGGCATGGATACAGCGAGAGCCATGCTCACTGATACGCAGGTGCTGGAGATCTACCGTCGAGCATGGACTGGTGAGAACCAATCCGATCTCGGCACTGAGTACTCGATCAGTCGCGAGGTCATCAGCAACATCAAGCGTGGGTGGTCATGGACCCACATCACTGGGCATCAGCGAGATGCATCGTGACCGGCCGGACCACAGCGGCCGGGTATGGATCCCATCACCAGGCAGAGCGTGCCAGGTGGGTACCCATCGTGGCCAGGGGCGGCGTGATGTGCGCGAGGCAGGGACCGGACTGCACCGGCAAGCCACTGGCACCTGATCAGCCGTTCGACTTGGGTCATGACGACCACGACCGAACCAAGTACAACGGGCCCGAATGCATCCCATGCAACCGCGGAACAGGCGGACGTAACGGAGCAGCAGTGACGAACGCCAAGCACGCGATGACCGTCCGCGAGTGGTGACGCAGCGTCAGAAAATCCAGCGATCCGTCACCCTACTGACTCTCGCGCCAGTCAAACTTCCCTCTCTGAGGATTGGCGTTCCGTAACTCCTTACCGATACGCAGAGGAGGCGCTATGCAGCGTCCCTGTGATGTGTGCGGTGAGATCTACGAGGCGAAGCGGGCAACGTCGAAGTACTGCTCAGATCGCTGCAAGATGCGGAAGGCCCGGGGTGCGCCCGTCGAAGGCGTCAGTGCGGCTTCTCTGCCTGTCGAGACGCCTGATGCTGAGATTGGACCCGTCGAGGCTGAGGCCCGCCGGCATCTAGCCGAGGTGGACTGCGAAACCTCGGTGCTAGGTCAGGCGGCGCTGGCGCTGGCTCGCCGGCTTGACGGGGGTCGCGACACGGGGACCGCGATGGCGTCGTTGGCCAAGCAACTCGAGGCGACCCTGAGTTCGGCCACCAAGGGTGTCGCGCTGGCCGCAGATCCCCTGGATGAGTTGAGGGCGCGCCGTGACCGTAAGCGAACTGGTTGAGCCCGCTTTCTTCACCCACCCTGACTACTCCCGGACACTCGGCGACGAGGTTGGGGAGCTCGCGGCACTAGCGGGCCTGACTCCGGACCCGGAGCAGCAGTTGCTGCTGGATGCCACGTTCGCGATGGACCACCAGGGGCGCCACTCCGCGTTTGAGGTGTGCATCGTCTGCAGCCGGCAGAACGCCAAGACCGGGTTCTTCAAGATGGTCGCGCTCGGCAAGGCGTTCATCTTGGACCGGAAGCTGATCGTCTGGTCCGCACACGAGTTCTCGACCGCCCAGGAGGCGTTCCGCGACCTGACGCAGATGATCGAGTCGTGCCCGTCACTTGATCGCCGAGTGTCGAGGATCACGTACGGCAACGGCGAGGAAGCCATCGAGTTGCTCGGCGGGGTGCGGATCAAGTTCAAGGCCCGCACGAAGACCGGTGGTCGAGGGCTCTCCGGGGAGGATGTTGTCCTCGATGAGGCATTCGCGCTGCAGCCCAGCCACATGGGCGCTCTGCTGCCGACGCTGTCGGCGCAGGACGACCCGCAGGTGTTCTACGGATCGTCGGCCGGCTTGGTGGCCTCAGATGTCCTGAGGGGAATCCGCAACCGCGGGCGCACCGGTGACCGTCGGTTGGTCTACATGGAGTTCTGCGCACCCACCGGTGGGTGCCAGGAAGAGGGTTGCCTCCACCAGTTGGAGGCGAAGGGCTGCGCGCTCGACGACGAGGGGAACTGGCAGAAGGCCAACCCGGCATTGGGTCGCCGAATCTCTCTCGACTACATCCGGTCTGAGCGCAGAGCGCTACCTCCGGAAGAGTTCGCCCGAGAGCGGCTGGGCTGGTGGGATGAAGCCGGCACGGCGGACGCAGCATTCGGCCCCGGCCGGTGGGAAGCGTGCATCGGCAACAAGCCGGTCGGCATTCAGATCGGCGCACTCGGCGTCGCCGCATCAATGGACCTGACGCACGGCGCGATCACCGCGGCTGCGGCTGACGGTCAATTCGTCCACGTGAAGCCACTGCAACACGGTCCAGGTACCCACTGGGTCGCCGAGCGGGCGAAGGAACTGCAGGACCGTCACAAGGTGCCCGTGATCGTCGACGGTCTAGGCCCAGCGGCGGCACTGATCCCGCACCTCGAGGCAGCTGGCGTGGAGCTCACTGTGCGGACTACCCGCGAGGTTCTCGACGCCTGCGCCAACGTGCTGGACCTGGTGAGGGAACGCCGGCTGCGGCACGCCGAGTATCCGGAGCTTGAGTCCGCGGTACGTGGTGCTGTCCGCAGACCCGTGGGTGACCGGTGGGCGTGGGGGCGGAAGTTGTCCAGCTCGGACATCTCCACTCTCGAGGCCGCCACACTCGCCGCCCACGCGGCGACCTTGCCTGAAACACCGAAGACTCCGCCCGCTCCTCCACTGGTCGACGCGGGTAGTACATCCGGTCCGTCCGACATGTTCGACTCCATCGGCTTCTGAGGGGGTGACCACAATGGCTGACAAGGTTCCCGCTCCGCTCACCGCGAAGGGCTACGAGGCGGAGCAATGGGGCGGGTGGGCAACTCCCGACTCGAACGAAGAGACGCCGGAGTTGATGTGGCCGAACTCGGTCCCGGTGTACGACAAGATGCGCCGGCAGGACGCGCAGGTGAAGTCGGTTCTCCGGGCGGTGCAACTCCCGATTCAGCGGACGGTGTGGTCGGTCGACCCGAACGGCGCTCGTGACGAGGTCGTGCAGCTGGTTGCGGAGGATCTCGGCCTGCCGATCAAGGGCGCCGGGTCTGCCGCGACGCTGCGGACACGTGACCGGTTCTCCTGGTTCGACCATCTGCGGCTTGCGTTGCTGATGCTTCCGTTCGGGCATTCGATGTTCGAGCAGGAGGCGCGCCTCGATGACCGGGGCATGCTGCGCTTGAAGCGACTCGGACATCGTCCATCGGGGACGATCTCCCGGTTCAATGTGGCGAAGGACGGCGGGCTCGAGTCGATCGAGCAGTTGACCACTCTGGGCGCTTCCGGACCGATCCCGGTGAACCGTCTCGTTGCGTACACGCACGAGAAGGAAGGCGGCAACTGGGCGGGGATCTCGCTGCTGCGGCCTGCCTACAAGAACTGGGTCCTGAAGGACCGGTTGTTGCGCGCGAACACGACGACGATCATCCGCAACGGTCTCGGCATCCCCGTCTACGAGGGCGCCGAAGGTGAGACGAACCTGACGCCTGGCCTGAACATGGCCAAGCAGGTCCGGTCCGGTGAGGACGCGGGCGCCGCGACCCCGAACGGCGCGAAGCTGCGCCTGATGGGCGTCGAAGGCACCCTGCCTGACGCCTTGCCGGCGATCCGCTACCACGACGAGCAGATCGGCCGCGCGGTCCTTGCGCACTTCCTGAACCTCGGCACCCAGACGGGCAGCTGGGCGTTGGGTAGCACCTTCGCCGACTTCTTCACCCTGTCGCTTCAGTCCCTCGCGCAGCAGATCGCGGACGTCGCTAACCAGCACATCGTCGAGGATCTCGTCGACTGGAACTGGGGCGAGACCGAGCCGGCGCCACGACTCGTGTTCGAGGAGATCGGCAGCCGTCAGGCCGCCACCGCCGCGGCGATCAAGATGCTCACCGACGCGGGAATCCTGCTGCCCGACCGCAGCCTCGAGGAGGCGGCCCGCCAGCAGTTCGGCCTACCGCCCAAGGACCCGAACCCCCGAGCAACGGCTGACCTGAATGCCCCAGTGGATGGAGGAACGCCATGACCACCACGCCCATCCGACCGGACTGGTACCGGATCGAGGCGATGACCGAAGGTGCCGCAGACGTCTACATCTTCGACGAGATCGGCGAGTCCTTCTGGGGCGGCGGCGTTTCTTCGGCCGCGTTCCAGGAGCAGATCCGGTCGATCACCGCACCGCAGATCAACCTGCACGTGAATTCTCCCGGCGGGAACTTCTTCGACGGCGTGGCGATCATGAACTCGCTCCGCGATCACCCAGCCAAGGTGGTCGTGACCGTCGATGGTCTCGCTGCTTCAGCGGCCTCTGTGATCGCCATGGGTGGCGACGAGGTCGTTATGAACCTCGGGTCACAGTTGATGATCCATGAGGCTCACGGCGGCGCTCACGGCCCCGCGGACACCATGCAGGAGATGGTCGCCGCGCTCAACAGTTCCAGCGAGTCAATGGCCCAGATCTACGCCGACAAGGCGGGTGGCACTCCCGAGGAGTGGCGCGCCGCGATGAAGGCGGAGACCTGGTACACCGCGCAGGAAGCGGTCGACGCGGGGCTCGCCAATCGAGTCGACAAGTCAGCGCAGGCCGAGGACATCGCCGCGCTGTTCGACCTCACGGTCTACGCACACGCGGGAAGGGCCGCGGCGCCGAAGCCGTACATTCCCCCGCACCCCAAAGCCCCGGTGGTCGCCAAGGCAGAGATGCCTGCGGAGATGCACCGGATGCACAACGCCGCGATCGCGGCAGCCAACACCCCAAAGGAGGGTGACATGCAGTTCTCTGACGAGCAGCTGGCCACCCTGCGGAGCAAGCTCGGTCTCGCCGACGACGCCACGCTGGAACCGAGCCAGGTTCTCGCCGCGATCGCCGACGTCACTCCGCAGGAGCCGAAGAACGTTGCGCCTGAGACCCCGGCCGAGAAGCCGCCGGTGAAGCAGGTTGCAGGCACCATGGTCATCGACGCCTCGGCGTGGGATGCCCAGCAGGAGTCGATCAAGCGTCTCGAGGCCAAGCAGGCCAAGCATGACCGCGACGAGCGCGACGACGTCATCGCTCAGGCCGTGCGAGACGGCAAGTTCGCCCCGGCCCGCAAGGACCACTGGGCGAAGCTGTGGGACGCCGACCCCGAGGGCGCTCGGCAGGTCATCGACGGTCTGACGAAGAACGTCATCCCGGTCGAGGCGCTCGGGATCGGCCTCGAGGACACCGGCGACGCGTTCGACGCGGAGTTCGCCTCCCTCTTCCCGCCGACCGCCAAGAAGGGGAACTGACATGGCTGACTACACCCCGATCTACTCGGGTGGCGTGGTTCCGTTCACGGCGACCACCTCGGCGATCGTCAACGCCGGCCGGGTCGTGAAGGTCAGTGCCGACGGCACCGTCGCTCACGCTGCGTCCGCCGCTGACACATCCTGCCTTGGCGTCGCTGCTACCGACGCCCCGTCCGGCGCCAAGGTCGCAGTGTGGCCCCTGGCCAACTGCGTCCACGAACTGACTGCTCTCGCGACGATCACCGCCGGCGATGGTGTCGTGGCTGCTGCCGGTGGGGCGGTCGCCACTGCGACCGTCGCCACCGCTGCCGCCGCGGGCACCCTCATCGGCGTCGCGACCACCACCCGCACTGGCGCTGGCACGGTTCGTGTCATGGGCCGGTACTGACCCGAAAGGACATAGGCCATGCCGCTTTCTCCGGCGCCCACCCTCTCGGGCGACCTTCTCACCATCAGCCGGTTCCTCAGCGCCCCCGGGCTGCTGCAGCGCCGTCTGCGCGACTACAAGGATCTCCGGTTCGTGTCGGACCGCATCCTGACCCAGCGGTTCCGCTCCACCGGCGGCGCCGTGCTGTACGAGCAGTCCGAGCCGTTCGTGTCGGACCGCACCGTCGAGGCCGTCGCGGCCGGGTCTGAGTACCCGTTCGCGAACCTTCCCACGGGGACCGCTGCTCTCGCCGCGATCGCCAAGTGGGGCCAGAAGGTACGCCTCACCGACGAGGAGATCACCCGCAACGTCTACGGCGGAGCTGCCGTGGATCGCGCCCTGCGGAAGGTGGTCAACTCGATCATCTCCCAGGTCGACGGGATCACCATGTCGGCGATCCTGTCGGCGATCGCCGCGCAGACCACCGCCGGCGGTGTGTGGTCGACCTCGACCACGGCAGTTCCGTGGCGGGGCATCCTCCTGGGTCGTTCGGCGATCGTTCAGCGCAACCTCGGCTACGTCCCGGACACCGTCGTGGTCAACGACCTCGGGTACATGTACCTGATGGCCGACGTCGGCCTCGCGGGCCTACTGCGCCGTGAGTCCACTGACAGCCCGGTCTACACCGGCGACATCGACCGGATCGGTGGCATGGACATCATCGTGTCGCCGGCCATGACTACGGGTACCGCGATGGTGCTGGACTCGAGCCAGTTCGGCGGCATGGCCGACGAGGTGGATGGTGCGCCGGGCTACTCGGTCGCCGACCTCGCCGTTCAGGTCAAGTCGATCCGTCTCGACGCCAATGACGCCTGGGACCTGCAGGGCCGCCGCAAGACGGTCCCGGTGGTCCAGGAGACCGGCGCCGCCCAGCTCGTCACCTACACGTGATGGTTACGTACAAGGTGGTGGCGCCCTATGTCACGCTCAAGGTGAAGGATATGACCGGGACTCCGGTCATCCAGGGCTACTACGCCGGCGCCGTTGTCGATGCTGTCGACGAGGCTCAGGCTCAGGCGCAGGCCGACCTCGGTTTCCTCGAGAAGGTAGCTCCGGCTCCCGAGCCGGAGCCTGCCGAGCCGGAGGGTGACGCCGTGGCGAAGCCGCACGGCAACGCCGGCCGCGACGCCTGGGTGACGTACGCCCTGGAGTCGAGGCAGGCGTCCGAGGATGAGGTCAAGGACCTATCCCGCGACGAGCTCCGCGAACTGTACGGCTGATCTGAAAGGGGCTGGCGAGCATGGCCAACATCGCTGAACTGTCTGAGCTCGCCAGCTTCCTTCAGACCGACCTCGACACGGCGACCTCGAACCTGCTGCTGCTCGACCTGGCGCAGGGCCTGATCACCGAGGTCATCGGCGTCCAGAACCCGTGGCCGTCGATCGCGAAGTCGATCGCCCTCACCGCGGCGGCCCGCGCCTACCGGAACCCTGACGGCACCAAGCAGGACACGGTGGGCGGAACGACCCAGATCTACAACGACGCCCTCTACTCGATGGGCGTCTACCTGACGCCGGATGAACGGGCCGCTCTGGTCCGCTGGTCAGGCGACAACGGCGGAACGATCGGCCAGCCACTGGCCTCATTCCCCGAGTCACATGCTTACCCCGATCCAGTCGAGTGGCGCTACTGACCAAGGGGACAAAGGAAGACCTAGCAAGGAGCGCAAGACCATGCAAGAAGCAATTGATGAGATCGCCAAGCGGATCGCTACCCTGCTGAACCAAGTGAAGCACCGTGAGGCGCAGATCGAAGAGCATCAGTCGGAGGTCCAGCGCCTCACCGCCGAGATTGAGGGCCTCAAGGCCCTCGCCGATCAATACACCCAGGTGCTCAAGTCACTGAGTATCTCGGTGACGTATCGGTGAAGGTCATCGGCCTACTGTCCTGGTACGAAGAGCCCGTGTCCTGGCTCGCCGAGACGGTCGCCAGTGCGGCGAAACTCTGTGACCACCTAATCGCAGTCGATGGGCCGTACGCGGAGTTCCCCTTCGCGCTGAAGAAGCCCGCGTCCGGCACCGAGCAGGCGGAAACGATCCTGCACACGGCGGCCGGCGCGGGGATCGGGTGCACGATCCACGCCTCCCGTCAACCGTGGTGGGGCAACGAGGTCGAGAAGCGTTCGTTCATGTTCGAACTGGCGCAGACGATGACGACCCCGGATGACTGGCTGCTGGTGATCGACGCCGACGAGGTGCTGGACGGTGTCCCCGAAGACACGCGGGACCTGCTCGAGAAGGCCGAGGCGGACGTCGCCGAGGTGAATCTATGGGTACGCGGCGACCAGGAGACAGTCTTCATCCAGCGGCGCCTGTTCCGCGCTCTTCGGGGCATCACCTATCGGGACTGTCACTACGTCGTCACCGCACCCACGGAGACCGGCGTGAAGATCCTGTCCGGTGACGAGCGGGTGCATCACCTGGAGCCGGCGGAACTCATGCTGGATCTGCGGATGGAGCACCGTTCAGCCCAGCGCACCGCGCTGCGGAACGGGATGAAGAACCAGTACTACGCGAAACTCCCCGAGCTCGAGCATGTGAGCGACTTCGGCTGACCTATCCATCCTGGGGATTAGCGCGAACGGGTTCCCGCGATGGCTCTACCAAACGATTCAATCAATGTCACGCCCGGCACGGGTGCGACGGTGGCGACGCACACGGTCTCCTCGAAGGAGTACCAGGTCGTAATGCTGGCGAACCCGACCGGAAACCTGGTCGGGACGGTCCCCACCTACTCGGCTTGGTCTGGCGCCGTGACCGCTGCGGCGAACGTCCCATACCTGCATGTGTTCAACGCAACTGGATCCGGGAAGATCGTCAAGATGCGGAAGGTGTTCATCCAGCCCTCGCAGGCGGTGAACGCTCTCACGGCGCAGACCTGGCGGGTCGCGAAGACGTCGGCGGTGGGGACGACCGGCAACACGGCGATCACGATCCAGAAAAACGACTCTGCGGACGCCGCGGTGCCGGCGCAGATCACCGCAGCCCGTTCCTACACTGCCGGCGGCACGCAGACCTTCACCTACTTCGAGATCCCGTTGTCGGTCGAGGAGACCTTTCCGGCGGTGGGGGTCCAGCCGTTCTTCAACATCCTGCCGAACGACGGTGATCTGGTGTCGGACTACATCCTCCGGGAGGGTGAGGGGCTGGTCGTCCAGAACATCACGGGCGGCTCGTACAGCTGGAGCGTGCTCGGCGTCTTCTCGATCGAGTAGCTATGACGCTACTCACCTTGCTGACGGCAACCACTGGGGGTGGCGGGGTGGCGTTCACGGTCACCGCTCGCCATTCCGGGAACACCGGGACCGGCAGCTCACAAGCGACCCGGGCCAGCAGTTCGGCCACACCTACGGCGGACTCCTTGCTCATTGCGTTGTGGGGGCAGGGTAACGATGCCGTCGCGTCGGCGCCGGCCTATCAGACCCCAACTGGTGGCGGGTGGACGTACACCCAGATCGCCGCCGCCGGAGCCACCACGTCATACCAGTGGAACGGGGACGACTCGTTCCGGGTCGGGACGGTGGCCTACCGTGCCCAGGTCTCCGGTTCACCGGCGGCTCATACGATCACCTGCGACTCCTACAGCAGCACCCAGACCGGGTTCTACGCGATCAACTGCTTCGACATCACCGGGCACGACACCGCTAGCCCGATCGTGCAGACCAACTTCGCCGGTGCGAGCAAGGCGACCGGTAACACCGAGTCCGGGACGGTCACCCTGTCCGGCACGCCGGCGGTCGGGAACCTCGTCTGCGTGGCGTTCACCTCTGGCGCCGACAATGCCGGCGGCTTCGCGGTCCCGACTGCCGGTGCCGGGAAGACATTTACGGCGATCTTCAACCCGAACGCCGCAAGCTTCTTCCAGACAGGCACTTTCTACCGGGTGTGGGACGGGACCGAGTCCCTGACCATCACCTGCTCCGACCTGGGGCAGACGGTCGGCAACTACTCGGCTGTCGTGTTCGAGGTCGCCGCGGCAGCCGGTGGAGGCATCACCGGTACCGCCACCCCGACACAGGCAGGCGACACCTCGTCCGCGTCGGGCCAGCTGGGCTACAGCGGCACCTCTGCGAGGACAGAAGCGGCTGACACCTCCTCGGCCGCGGGAACCATCATCAACCCCGTCACGGGCACGTCAGCGGCTGCTCAAGCGAACCAGACGTCCAGCGCCTCGGGTCAACTCGGCTACTCGGGTACGTCCACAAGGACACAGGCGAACCAGACCTCATCGGCCAGCGGCCAACTCGGCTACAGCGGAACATCCGCACGCACGCAGGCCGATCAGACCTCGACAGCCTCAGGCACCTTCACCGCTGGCGGCTCCTTCTCCGGCGGTGCCGCTGTCACACAAGCGGCGAACACCTCAACCGCTTCCGGGCAACTGGGCTACTCGGGCTCGGCGGCGAGGACTCAGGCCAACCAATCCTCGACCACCTCTGGGCAACTCGGGTACTCGGGCACTGTCGCGAGGGCGCAGGCAACGCAGACCGCGAACGCAATGGGTCAACTCGGATACAGCGGTACGGCGGCGGCCAGCCAGGCGGCCCAGGCATCCTCGGCGTCAGGCACCTTCACCTCGGCCGGCTCGTTCTCCGGAACCGCAGCGGCTGCGCAAGCGAACCAGACCAGCACCGCCGCAGGCCAACTGGGTTACAGCGGAACCTCGGCGCGGGCTCAAGCGAACCAGACGTCCACCGCTTCCGGGACCGTGGTCAACCCTGTCACCGGCACGGTGGCTGCGACGCAAACCAACCAGACGGCAGCAGCCTCAGGCATCCTCCGCTACACCGGCACGGTCGTTAGAAGCCAGGCGTCGAATACCGCCGCCATTCAGGGCATCGTCTTCATCCCCATCACCGGGACCGTCACCAGAACCCAGGCCAACCAAACGGCGAACGCCTCCGGTTCGGCTCTCGGGGCCGTCGTCTTCAGGCCGAACACAGGCACAACCCCTCGCCCCGGTGGCGGCTCCACCGTCATCAGGCCGAACACCGGCACGACCTCGTGTCCAACCAGCGGCACCACGCCGCGCCCATTCGTCGGCGTTGTTGAGCGCCCGTGACAAGGAGTTGAAATGGCTCTCTCATACAGCACCGCGATCCGGAACGCTCAGCTCGACCAGATCACTACAGCGGTGGGCACAACCGCGAAGCTCCGCATCTACAGCGGCACCCGTCCGGCGAACGTCGCCGCTTCCATCACGGGGACACTGCTGGCGGAGTTGACGTGCAACGCGACTTTCGCCCCGTCCGCATCCGGCGGCGTGCTCACGCTGAACTCGATCACGTCGGACGCTTCCGCCGACGCGACCGGTACCGCGAGCCACTTCCGGCTGTGGAACTCCGCCGCCTCCACCGCCATGATCGACGGCGACGTCAGCACCTCGGCGTCGGATCTCAACCTGAACAGCACCAGCCTAACCGCTGGCGGCAGTGTCGCGGTGACCAGCTTCACCATCACCGCCGGCAACGCGTAGGCCATGCGATTCCGCGACACCGGCACCCGCCTGCGCGGCGTCACTGGTGCAGGCGAGTACGGGAACCCGGCGGCAATCGACTGGACCGAAGGCACCCTCAACAAACTCGACCTCGCGTGTGAAATGCAGCCCGAGTCCGGTGACGAGGACGTGGTGCAGCAGGACCGCACCTCCACCCGCTGGCGGTTGTTCCTGCCGGCCGGCGCGGACATGACCGCGAAGGATCGGTGGCGGTTCAACGCCGTCGACTACGAGGTGGACGGCGAGGTGCAGCCGTGGCGCATCCGCGGCGCCGAGCACCATCGTGAGGCTCGGCTGATCCGCGTGTCTGGAGGCTGACGTGCTGTACGCACTCCCACCGGACCCGCAGGCCACGCTGATCACATTCCTGTCCACGCACACAGACGTGGCGGCGATCTCGGGGATGCGGGTGTCGTCGACCAAACTCGACGGCCCGGCCCCGAGGATCCAGGTCACAGCGCTGCCGGCCGAGAACACGCAGCCGTTCGAAGAGGCTGCCGAGTTCCAGGTCGACTGCTGGGGCGGCACCGAGACGCAGGCGCTGACGCTGGCGCGCACCGTCTGTGCAGCCATCTACGAACTGACCCTCCAGTCAGCGTCGGTCACCGCCGCCTACCCGACGGTGCGTCCGTTCGCCGCGCACGACCCCGAGACGGGTCGGCCCCGCTTCATCACCCAGCTGCAGATCGTGCAGAGCTAGCCCAGGTCCACACCGTTCCGATCCCCCAGGAGGTAATGCCGTGAGCGAGCAGCTCGTGGTCACCCAAGACATTCCGTTCAACGGCGGCACCGTCTACGCCTACCGGGTCGGTGACTCCATCACCCGCGAGGCAGTGGAAGCGAACGGCTGGCAGGACTACGTGGCAGGACCGGCCACGAAGAAGACCGCCGCCGCGCCGAACACCAGCAAGGAGAGCTGACCCATGCCCGTTGGAACCGTCAACCCGCTCGCGATCAAGACCGGCCCCGGCAAGATCTACTACGCGCCGCTGGCCACCGCGATCCCCACGTTCACCGCCGCCGCGTCGAAGGTCGTCGGCACCTGGACTTCCTGGCTGATGGTCGGCTCGACCGACGAGGGTCTCACCTACAACGAGTCGACCGACACCGAGAACATCACTGTCGCCGAGTCGATGTACCCGATCAGCGTCGTCACCACTGGCAAGACCGGCACCGTGTCGTTCGCCATGGCTGAGGTGTCCTCGAGCAACTGGAAGCTCGCCTGCAACGGCGGCACCGTCACCCCGACCGGTGCGACCACGACCCTGCTGCACACCTACGTCCCGCCGCTCGTGGGGCAGGAGGTCCGCGTCATGATGGGCTTCCACTCCTACGACGACACCGAGGTCATCATCTGGCCGCAGGTGTTCAACTCCGGCGGGTTCGAGACGCCCCGTTCGACGGTCGCCGCTAAGGCCGTGCTGCCCGTGTCGTTCTCGGTCGAACTCCCCGACCCTGCCGTGCTGACGACGCCGTACAAGCGCTGGGTCTCCGGCGGTCTGGCGGCCTGACGTGGCGAATCTGGGATCGTTCGGCGCCGCGATCAAGGCGCTCGACCCGGCCGCGGAGAAGGACACGTTCACGTACTTCGGCGAGAAGTTCGAGATCGTGTCCGCTCTGCCGCCGGTGCTGATGTTCCAGCTCGCGGCCTCGATGACCGGGAAGGTCGACGAGACCGAAGGCATGGGCGCGCTGTGGGAGGCGCTCCGCATCTCGCTCGGAGATGACGAGTTCAACCGTCTCTACAAGATCGCCGTCGATAGGCGCGACTCCACCGAGGGCCTGATGGGCGTCGTGATGGCGATCTACCAGAACGACGCCGGCCGCCCTACCGAGCAGCCCTCCGACTCCTCGGATGGGCTGTCGAGCATTTCGCCGAGCTCGAGTCCCTCGTCTACCGGGCAGGTCTCGGATCTCGTCCCGGTGAGCCGGATTCTGGCTGGCTGAGAAGAGTCTCGCCGCGGTTGGCGTGCAACCTCATCTACACCCATCTACTGGACCGGATGACCCACGCCGAGGGCTGCGACCCGCGCCAGGGGTGCGTCCACGAATGCGACGTGGACAGCTTCCTGCGGGTCCTCGAGGCGCCGCTGCTGGACTTCGAGGTTGTCGCCGAGGACCGGGCCCGGGAACGCAGAGCTGCACTCATGCGGGGCGATATCAATGTGGCATGACTGGGAGGTCGCGCGATGAAGCGGATGTCGGATCGCGACTACCAGCAGCTGATGAACTCCCCCGATGTCCAGCACGCGATGGATCGGCGGGCGGACGCGATCGTGGCAGCCGCCCGCTCGCGCACCAAGAAGGTCACCGGCCGCACAGCGGACTCGATCGTCAAGGAGACCGCCATGCGTGATGACGGGGTGCGGGTCCGGCGCGTCGGTTACGACCTGGACATCTCCGACTCCGGGCCGTACTACGAGTTCGGTACCGAGGACACCCCGCCGCATCCGACGCTGCGTCTTGCCGCGAAGTCGGTGAAGCGCTGATGGGCCGCCTGTACGACGCGTTCATCGAGGTCGGCCCGCGCTTCACCGGGTTCGGTGACATCAAGAAGCAGGGCGACCAGGCCGGCAAGGCATACGGCAAGGCGCTGGGCGACGCGGCAGTGAAGGCGGCGCAGGCGAACGTCCGCAACCTCGGTGCGGCGCTCGCGAAGGCGCGCTCGGCTGAAGCCGATGCGGCCGGCAAGGTCCGTGTCGCCGAGGCGAAGCTGAACGAGACCCGCGCCAGCGGAAAAGCGACAACCTCACAGCTGGTCAGGGCCGAAGAGTCACTGGCCGCGGCGCAGCGCAAGTCAGCATCAGCGGCCGACACGACGAAGCACGCCACGGAAGCGCTGGGGAAGTCGCAGAAGCAGCTTGCCGGTGCGGCGGAGCAGGCGGGCAAGAGCTCCGGTGGCAGGTTCACCGGCGCATTCAAGGGTTCATTGTCGAAGATCGGCGGCGAGAAGGAAGGCCGCCAGGTCGCAACCCGGTTCGGCGTCGGCCTCAATGGTGCCTTCGGTGGGATCGTGTCGCGCTCGGCCGGCATTTTCGCTGCCGGTTTCGCCGCGATCCAGAGCGCCAAGGTGTTCGGCGGGTTCATCAAGGACGCCGCCGAGTCGGAGAAGATCTCCCGCATCACCGCGAACGCCATCCGCGCCACCGGGGGCGCGGCGAAGATCACCGCGGGTCAGGTCAGTGCGCTCGCGACGTCGATCAGCAACAAGACCGCGATCGACGACGAGCAGGTCCAGACCGCGGCGAACATGCTGCTCACGTTCAAGAACATCCGCAACGAGTCCGGCAAGAACAACGACATCTTCAACCGTGCCACCCAGGCTGCGGCTGACCTGTCGATCCAGTTCGGCGGAATGGACGGCGCCAGCAAGCAGCTCGGCAAGGCTTTGAACGACCCGATCAAGGGGACCACCGCACTCGCCAAGGCCGGGGTCACGTTCACCGAGCAGCAGAAGAAGCAGATCAAGACGCTCACCGAATCCGGTGATGTGCTGGGTGCGCAGAAGATCATCCTGAAGGAGATCGAGGGCCAGGTCGGCGGCGCTGCCGCTGCCGCTGCGGATCCGATGGAGCGGCTGAAGGTTGTCGCCGGCAACCTGGGCGAGGAGATCGGCGGTGTGCTACTGCCGGGGGTCAACAAGTTCGCGACGTTCATCTCGGACAAGGCGATCCCGGCGATCAGCGAGTTGTTCGGCTTCTTCAAGACCGGCGATTTCACGAAGGGGTTCCGCGAAGCCTTCCACGTCGAAGAGGACTCCAAGTTCGTCGACTTCCTGTTCAAGGTCCGCGACGGCGCGTCCGCCGCGTTCGGGTTCTTCAAGACCGACGTCGTCCCGATCCTCAAGTCTTTCGGCGGCTACCTCCTCGGCACCGTCCTCCCTGCGGTTGGGCAGTTCATCGGCAGCCTGGCCGAGCGGCTCGGACCCGTGCTCCGGGACGCGTTCGGCTACTTCAAGTCCGATGTGCTGCCGATCCTGCAGGAGTTTGCGACCTTCTTCTACACCAAGATCCTCCCCGCGGTCAGCGCTTTCGTTTCCTTCCTGGTGACGACACTGGCGCCCGTCGTGAGGGATCTGGTCACGAAGGGCATGGAGGGCGCGAAGCTCGCGATCGATCGGGTCAAGACAGCGTTCCAGGAGAACGAGCCGCAGATCCGCAAGTTCATCGAGGTCGTCGGTATCGTCGTCAAATGGATCGCCGAGAAGCTCGGCCCGATCCTTGGCTGGCTGGCCGGCAAGCAGATGAAGTGGGTCGGCGACCAGATCGCCCTCGTCATCACCGCGATCGGGAAGTTCGTCACAGCCGTCCAGTCGGTCATCGGCTGGGTGAAGACTGCCGGGACGAAGATCGCGGAAGTGTGGACAGGGGTCAAGTCCGCTTCGCAGACCGCGCTGACGTTCGTCGTCCAGAAGTTCCTCGGCTTCGTCGGTGCCTTGGTCAACGGCGCCGCGAAGGCGTTCGGCTGGGTTCCCGGCATCGGACCGAAGCTGAAGACCGCCGCGGCCGAGTTCGAGACGTTCAAGAAGAGCGTGAACGAAGACCTCGCCGGGATCAAAGACCAGACGATCAATGTCCAGATGAAGTACTCCAGCAAGGGTGTGAACCTCACCGCTCCCGGGGCATCACGTGTGGCGGCGGCGACTGGCGGCAAAATCCTCGGCCCGGGCACGCCGACGTCTGATTCGATCCCGGCGATGCTGTCGAACTCGGAGTGGGTCATCAAGGGCAAGTCGTCCGCGAAGTACGGCGACCGTGCCATGAGGTCCGTCAATGACGGAACCGCGACGATCATTCCCGCCGACGGATACGCGGCCGGCGGCCGGCCGGGACTGAGCGTGAAGACGTCGCTCCCGTCATCGCACAAGCTCGCCAATGAGGTCGCCTCGCACGCAGTACTACTGTCGAAGCCTTACCTGGCGGAACTGGCGAAGCAACTCAACAGCAACGGGATCGGCGGACCTCCCGGCTCGGTGCGCAGCTACCGTGGCCAGAAGCTGAACGACCGCACGATCCGGATGCTGAACAACGCGGAACGGATCCTCGGCGCGGTGTTCCATATCACCCAGGGCTCCTACTCCACTCGCGTCGCGGCATCAGGTAGCACGCATGCCGGCGGCGGCGCGATGGACACCAACGGTCCGCGCGGCTGGGGCGCTGCGGTCGCGGCTCTGCGCAAGGCCGGATTCGCCGCCTGGCACCGCACCCCTTCCCAGGGTCCGTGGAACGATCACATCCACTCGATCGCGCTCGGGGACACCAGCGCGTCCGCGGCAGCCAAAGCGCAGATGGCGTCCTTCCGCCGCGGCGGCGACGGGCTCGGCCACGGCATGAAGATGGGTGGCAGGGTCCTGGTCCGCGACCAGGGCGGTCCCCTGCCTCACGGAATGTTCGCCTACAACGGCTCCGGCAAGACCGAGACGGTCCGTACTGCCGAGCAGGAAAGAGCTTTGGGGGGTGGCCAGGTCGGTCTGCTCACCATCACGAACTGGCAGGACGGTACCGGGCACTTCCGGCTGATCGCCCGTGACGAGATCGGTTCCGAGTCCGAGTTCAACAACGCGGTGGGGAGGATGCACCGGTGACCGCTATCCTCCGCAACGGAACCGACACCTATGTAGCGCAGTCGGCCCCGTCGCTGAACTACAGCAACTCCACGCAGATCGTCTGCAAGGCCGGCGCGTCCACCCAGTTCCACAGCTTCATCTACTTCGTCCGCCCCTTCCCGCCGGGGGTGACGATCCTCTCGGCGACGTTGAAGCTGTACCAGATCTCTGCGGAGACGGCGACGCACACGGTCACGGCGAAGGTGCTGACGGCTCCGTGGAATCTGTCGCAGACGAACTGGAACAACAAGCCCTCGTCGACCACCACGGGTCAGGTGGCGGTGACGAAGGCGTTCTCTACGCCGATCGGTACCGAGTGGGCGTTCAACGTCACGTCGGTGATGCAGTCCGTCGCGGACGGGATGTTGTGGCGCGGCTGGACGATCATCAACAACATCGACGACTACCTGTATCTCGGGTCAACCCAGCACGCCACCTACAAGCCCGTGCTCGAGGTGACCTGGTCCGATGCTCCGGACGCCCCGACTACATTGTCGCCGTCGGGGAACCGCGCGGTGGCGGTCGCGAAACCTGTGCTGAGGTTCGACTACACCGACGTGTCGGGCTCGACCCAGCTGGCGAACGTGCAGGTGCAGATCAACGCCACGAACGTGTGGACCTCGCCGACGTTCGACTCGGGGACGGTCGCTGCCACCACCCCGCAACTGGACCTGACCACCACCGCGTATGCGGGTCTGTCGGTGGCCGCTTCCACCTACTGGCGGGTCCGGGTCCAGGACGCGGCGGGGTTGTGGTCGGACTGGTCGGCGGGTGCGCAGTTCCAGCGGCAGAACAAGGGTGTTCTGACGATCACCAACCCGCCCGTCAGCGGACTGGTGACCGAACCGACCCCGCCGATCACCTGGACGTTCACCGGTACCACGCAGTCGGCGTGGCAGGTGTTCGTCACCAAAGCAACGGACACGTCGCAGGTGCTGCACAACTCCGGCAAGGTCGCCGGCGCTGCACTCTCGTACACCCTGCCGGCCGGGGTGCTGAAGGACGACACCTCGTACTCGCTGTTCGTGCGGGTGTGGGACACGGTCCAGCGGGAGGCGACCCCGGGTGACACGGCGTGGGTCGAAGCCACCCGGAACTTCACCTACAGCTACGACGCTCTGACTGCACCCGTCACCTCACTGGTGGGGACGGACCTCGCGCCGGTGCCGGGCGTGACGTTGACGTGGGTCAGGTCGACCGCGCCGGACTCGTTCGCGGTCCGCCGCAACGGCAAGATCATCGCCTCCAACCTGCTCCCCGGGACCGTGTCGACGGGCGGCACGAGTTACGCCTACACCGACCGGGGCGCGGACCCGTATAAGTCGACGGTCTGGTCCGTGCACGCAATCGTCAACGGCAAAACGTCCGACACGAACCCGACCGTCACGAAGACCTTGCAGCCGTCAGGTATCTGGCTGCAGGACCCGGCGCGGAGTATCGCGGTCCGGCTCTTCGGTCGCGAGGGCGGGGACTGGGCGATGGGCGAGGAAGCCGAGACGTACACCCCTGTCGGTGGCACGAAGGGCGTCCGGGTGACCCAGTCGCTGCGTGGCTACGAGGGTTCGATCTCCGGCACGCTTGAGGCCGGTACGCAGACGATCGCGCAGCAGGTCGCTGACCTGATGCTGCTGAAGCAGACCGCAGGTCAGGTGTACCTGTTGACGACGTCGGACTTCACCATCCCGGTAGTCATCGGCAACGTGGTAGCTGCGCCCATCCCGGTGCCGGGTCAACGGAAGCATGTGTCCTTCAACTTCTGGCAGCAAAGCGAATTGCCGTTCACGGCGTCGCTGTAGGAGTAGTCTGGACGTAAGTGTCCCCGCACCGCTGCACACGGCCGGGGACTGACCGACCTAGCGAGAGGCCGATATGACAGACCTTACCAACTTGGAAGACCTGGAGCCCGAGGCGATCGAACTGGTCGCAACCCCCGGCTTCCGGTTCTACGCTCCTGCGGGAACCGACGCCCCGATCGCGAGCGTCAAAGCGGGCCGCTTCGTGGACACCTGGCCGATGTCTTGGCTGCCTCTCCAGGAGACCATTCCCGGCACGCCAATGCTGCGACTCACGTCCTACCAGCGCGCGACTGGCGACGATAGCCTGAGCGTGCATGGTCGCTCGCAGACCTGGGGTGATATCTACATACCACCCGGCTCCGTTGCGCTGATGCTCGGCTGGGAGTCAGGTCGCAGCGATGTCCGGATCGTCGGGCAGGGCGTGATCGAGCAGTCCTGGCTGGACTCTCTGACCAGAGCGATGTACGCACGATGATGAGTGGCGACCGACCGCGCGGCTTCATGGCCGCACTCCAGGATGTCTGCTGGGAAGCCCGGTACCCGCTCGCGGTCATCATCGGAGCTATGTGGATAGTCATCATCGTGAGCGTTCTGAACTAACTCGACACCACCCGAAAGGCCTCGCTTCGGCGGGGCCTTTCGCATGCCAACTGAAGAGCGGGGGAACCGGTGATACCTCTCGGTCTCTCCACCACCCAACTCGCTGATCTGCACTCCACCCTGACCAGCAACCGGTCGCTGCAGATCACCGTCCAGCCCCTCACCCTGAACGGGACCCGCCTCCCGGACATCTCGTGGCGCCTCCTCGACGGTCAGGTCAACGTCGACTACAGCGCCCCCGTCACCAGGCAGTGCACCCTGAGCCTGCTTGACCCGAACCGCACCATGGACTTCGACTCCGACTCGCCGAACGATGGAGCCATGTACCTGGACCGGATGGTGCAGGTCAACTACTCGGTCCGCAAACCTGGCGGCACCCAGTACACGATCCCGCTGTTCACCGGACCGGTGACGAAACTGAACCGGAACAACGATGTCGTCAACATCGAGGCCGAAGGCAAAGAGTCGTTGGCGATGGGGGCCGCATGGACGCCCGCGACCTACCGCAAGGGCGCATTGAAGACCGACGTGATCAGGTCGGTCCTCGCGACCCGCGGGGGTGAGAACAAGTTCACCTTCGAGGACTCCACCTCCAAACTCCCCACCGACTACAGCATCGGGCGCGGCAATACCCCCTGGGGTGTGGCGAAGCATGTGGCCAACGGGATGGGCATGCAGCTGTTCTACGACGGCCGCGGCACCGCCCGCCTCCGCCGGTTCCCACAGGGCTCCCTGTACGTCTTCACTCAGGGCGACGGCGGATCGGTCAGGTCGACCCCGCAGGTGTCGTACTCGTCGGAGAATCTCCGCAACGTCATCTGGGTCAAGGGCGGAGTGCCGGCGGGGGCGAAGAAGCCGATCGAGGTCACACTCGGCGCACCCTCGTCGCACCCGTTGTCGGCGTCGAAACTCGGACGCAACGGAGTGCCGCGGTATCTGATGGAGACGATCGAAGAGTCGTCGATCATGTCGCAGTCCGAGGCATTGAAGGTCGCGAAGGTGGCCCTCGACAAGGCGCTCCTACAGGCCGTCGAGGTCGCGTTCGATTCGGTTCCGATCCCGCACCTCGACCCGTACGACATGGTGCGCGTCACCACCGAGGACTTCTCCGCCGCGTTCTACCTATCGAAGTTCACGATCCCCCTCAAGGTCGGATCGCCCATGTCGGTTGGGTATCTGAAAAACGTGGCAGTGAAGGGGAGGAGGGTTCGGTGACCGATCAAGGTCTGGTCCAGGCGGTACGTTCGTCGACCCTCGGATCCTATGTAGCCCTCGCGGCCTCGATCGGCGCCGGCACTCTGGTAGTCGAGTCGGCGCTCGACTTCAACGAGACCGGCGGATCCCTGCTGCTGAACGGCGTCACCTATCCGTACATCTCGGTGAACTACGACACCGACACGATCACCCTCACCGGAACCCTCAGCGTTGCAACGGTCCTCACCGACCGGGTGGACGTGTTGCCGCTGTCGACCGAGAAGCAGGCCCTCGTCGTCACCGCCGGCTCCGAGGACGCGGTGACCGTGAGGGTCCCGCACGCCCTGATGCCGCTGCTGCCCGAGGGTGTGCGGACCGACTCCGAGATGGAGTCCGTGCAGTTCGAGTGGGTCAACGGGGTGTTCATCCTCACCGACGTGGTGGGCAGGACCCCTGTCCTCGACGGCGGCTACATCGACGACACGACCGTCCCCCCGTCAAGTGACGGACTCCCCCCGAGCTCAGTGCCGACGCCGACCGCCGACGGGACGATCGGCGCGGTCCTGCTCCGCTGGGTGCCGATCGCCAACCACGACACGGTCACGTACAACCTGTACGGCAGCACCACCCTCGGATTCACGGCCGGCCCCGGCAATCTGCTGCACTCCGGCACGGAGGCGTCGTTCACTCACCGCCCCTCCCCGCCCGACTACGCCGCGACGTACTACTACCGGCTCGAGACTGAAGACATCGACGGCGTCGGACCTCTGTCGGCCGAGGTGTCCGCGCAGCTCGTGCAGGCCACCAATGACGACATCGCGGCGGAGTTCGGGTACTTCGGTGAGATCTCCGTCGACCAGTTGACCGGAGGCACCCTCAACGCCGATATCGCGCTGCTGTCGACGATCACCACCCGCGGAGGCGGCACCGGCGCAGGGCTGGACATCAACGACACCCTGACCCGCTACGACTCGACCGGCACGCCGACTGCGATCCTCGGCGACACCAACACTTTCAAGGGCGACCTCGAGGCCACCGCTGCGACCTTCACCGGGTCGACGGCGTTCCGTGGTCCCACCGAGGTCGCCAAGGGTGCGCAGGTCACGCTGCAGGACGCCTCCACTCCTCCCGCGGCGGCCCCGTCAGCTGTGGTGGGGTGGCCCGATCCTGTCGTCTCTAACCTGATCGTCGGTTGCTACGGGCTCGTGTGGACCGGCACAGAGTGGGCATCCGCGCAGGACGCACAGTCCTCGGTGGACCGCATCACCATCAAGTTCACCGGTGGCGGCTCCGACATCGACCTCACCGGCACGACGAACTGTCACCCATGGGGTGGTCTCACTCGGATCGGGACCGACTGGTACACCCTCGCGCAGAGGCTGACCGGCGGCGGTGTGTACGAGTGGCTGCTGCTCAGGTTCAACAGTTCGGGCACGCAGCAGGCGAGCGCGTTCTACACCCCCATTTCCGGCTCCTTCGGTTCCGGTGGCAGCCTCAGCGGCGGCTTGGGTCCGGCGGCGATCGGCACCGACGGCACGAACCTTCTGGTCGCCGAGTTCGACGACCCGAACAACCGGATCCGGATCCAGACCAGGAACCCCTCGACATTGGCGCTGTCGTCGACCTTCAACACGGCCACGAACCCCGGGTTCACCGGACCGATCGTCGGAGTGAAGAAGGGCTCGCTCGACTTCGGGTCGTCGCAGTACGTCGTGATGAGCAGGAACGGCACCCACACGTGGTACTTCGACGCCACGACCGGCGTCTACAACGGCTCGGCGTTCTACAACCCGCAGCCTGGATCGATGTCCGGCTTCGACTGGGACGGCACCCGGTTCTGGTCGACCCGGGCGAAGAGCGTCGCTTCGAACGCCTGGATCTACAAGCACACCACCTACACGTGGACCGGTTCCGACCCGCTGCCACACTTCGCCACGTCGACCTGGCGCGACACTGACGCGACTGGCGGAACCCACCAGACCGACATGAGTCCCGTGGTGACCTTCGACATGAAGAAGCGAGCCGCGGTCACGCTCACGTCTCCGGCCATCCCCGATTCAGGTGGGACGGATGATCCGGATGCCGTGTCATTCTTCCTCGGCAAGGTCGACACCACGCGAACGAACCTGTGGCAGCAGACCCTCCCCGCAGCCGGCGTGAACACGATCATCGTAGGCGACGCGATCACCCTCACCGGGACTAACCCGCCTTCGTCGAACAACTTCCCCGGCGGCACCTCGGCGACCATCGAGAACCCGACCGGGACACTGGTCGTCTCCGGTGACGGGTCGATCAAGGGATCGTCGATCGCGATCGGGGCAACCCCGGTCCTCGCCCTGACCCAACTGCTGTCGGCAGCCTGCAGTAGCACCATCGGCCTCACCTCGACCGAGGTCGACATCACCGGCGCGACGCTCACCTTCTCCACGGTCCGGCCGAATGCGCAGTTTATGTGCACAGGGTCGTTCTACTTCTCCGCGAACGCCGCCAACACCGCGCAGGCGTTCGGCAAGTTGAGTGTCGATGGGACGGTGCAGACGTCCTTCGCAGGCTTCACTGGATCGAACACGGCTCTCGACCGGAGCAACGGATCTCAGACCTGGATCGGGACCCTCGCATCCGCAGGCTCGCACACACTCAAGCTGCGAGGAGTCCTGGCCGGAACTGGCGTCAACGTCAACGCCACGCACACCACGATCACCGTCATGGTCTTCGAGTAGGAGAAGCGATGAGCTACAGCTCGATAGTCGATATGGCCAACAGCGGCAGCCTCCGCAGCCGCATCACCGCCTGCGTCGCGGGGGAAGGGATCGACAACCCCGAAGCCTGGACCGGCTCAAACATCTGGAAGATCTGCCAGCAGATCGGCGACGCTGACTGGGCCTATGCCGTGTCGACCGCGACCGTCAACGTCAACCCCGACACGGGCGCCCGCGAGGACGTGGTATCCGACGGCGACATCCTCTCCGCGGTCCAAGCCCTGCAGGTCTGACCTGACCCGACAAAACGGGGGAAACGGGGACGCATGAGTCGACAAGCAGCGGCGAATGAGGAGTGATGGACCTGCCCGAAGCGGGGGTGATCGCGGCCGTGTTCGCGGGCGTGGCCGGTCTCGTCACCGCTGTGTTCGCCGGCGTCCTTCAGATCCGCAAGTTGATGAACGCACACCAGCTGGCCATGGCGAAGGTCCGGGCAGACCAATACCTGGTCGACTTCGACGAGCTCGAAGACCTCAGGTGGTGGCGCCGACTCGCGATCGGCGTGCTCAACAAGTTCCTCGACGACTACGCAACCCGCAAGATCGATCCGCCGGTAGATGTCCACAAAACACTGGGCTACCCGCCGTCGACCCGGCCCAAATCGAAGCCACCGAGGAGGCGGCATCTCGATGAGTAGTGACCACCTGGAGGAACCGAACGGCGAGGCGCCCAATCCACCGGGCAGGCATCGGGACGTTCCGCCATCGCTGCGTTGGCGGCTGGTCGTCTCGATGATCCTCGGCGCCATCCTCGTCCTGCTGGCCCTCATCGTCCTCGCGCTGTACGGCGCGAACCGCAACGACAAGGCCAACACCTCCGAGCAGACGCTGGGTGACTTCGCCGCTCAGGTGCAAACCGCCTGCACGTCGAACCCGGTCGATGCCCGCAAGGTGTTCGGTGATGCGTGCGGCAAGGCCAAGGAGATCGACGATCGGCCGGCCGGGGAGAAGGGTGACCCGGGCGCCAAAGGTGACACCGGAAGTCAGGGAGTCCGTGGCGTACAGGGCCCAGCCGGTCCGCAGGGTCCGGCAGGCCCCCAGGGGCCCCCTGGAATCGCGGGCGCGGCCGGGCCGATAGGGATCACCGGCCAGTCCCCCCAGTGTCTGCTCGAGCCGACTCGCTGCGTGGGTCCGTCAGGAGCCGCCGGAGAGCGAGGCGTGGCGGGGGCCGAAGGACCGCAGGGAGATCCCGGGGCTACAGGCCCGCAGGGAACTCAAGGCGAGGTTGGTCCTCAAGGGCCTCCAGGAAACACCGGCGCCACCGGATCTCCTGGCAGAGGCATCGCCGACACCGACTGCCAAGACGACGGCACCTGGCTGATCACCTACACCGACGGCACCACCGACACCACGCGCGGACCCTGCCGGATGGTCGTCGTGCCCACCACTGAAGCAAAGAGCGGGAGTTGACCATGGCTCGACCTATGACCGCCGCCGAGACGATCGCGGCGATGAAGAAGTGGGGAGTCCAGTACCGGGAGTTCTCCGGTTGGGCGACCCGCAAGAGGCCGGGCGACTTCACCGACGTGCGGGGCATCATCATCCACCACACCGGATCCGATGCTCAATCCGACGCCTACCTGAAGTGGATCTTCACCGAGGGCCGCCCCGCCGAGGGCATCCCCGCCCCACTGTGCAACGTGTCCACCGACATGGACGGCGACCTGTGGATCGGGGCGATCGGACGCGCGAACCACGCCGGCCGCGGCTCCGGTGCGGTGCTGGCGAAGGTCACCGCCGAGAGCTACCCCGGCTACGCCTCCGAACTGAAGCCTGGTGAGGACAACACCGACGGCAACGCCCACTTCTACGGCAATGAGGTCCGCTACGACGGCGGGCAGCCGATGACCGCGCAGCAGTACGCCTCCGCTGTCCGGTGGGCCGCCGCTGTGTGTGACCACCACCGCTGGTCGGCTCTCAGTGTGATCGGCCATCGCGAATGGTCGAGCCGCAAGCCTGACCCCGGCAACTGCGCCATGAACAAGTTCCGTGCCGCCGTCGCTGCCCTGCTGAAGGCCGGACCGCCGCAGAAGCCAGCCCCTGCACCCACCCCTGTATCCCCGGAGGACGACATGACCACCCCGAGCGACATTGTCGGCACCAATTCCGACGGCAGCGCCATGACGATGGGGCAGCTCGCCTCGCGCTTGAACTTCGTCTACCAGTCCATCGTCGAGGGCGGGAAGGTCGACTCCGCGCTGGACAACATCACGGCCACGGTCAACCGGATCGAGGACGACACCGACGACGGGACGGTGACCCCGTGAAGTTCGCCGAGTCCGCCAAGGCCTACGCCGCATTCGTGGGCGTCCTGCTGACGGCTGCGCTGTCTGCGCCGGTCCCGCTGCCCGAGTCGATCCGTCCGTGGCTCGTTCTGGTGTCGGTGATCGCCACCGCCGTCGCGACGTGGGCGATCCCGAACAAGCCGCCGGCCGAGGATCTCTGACGACCCTCGGTTAGACGTGCAGAAGCCCCTCGGTGTTCCAGACCGAGGGGCTTCGTCTTGCTCCCAAATGCACACGGGCCAGGTCGCAGGCCCGCACCAGAAGGCTACTCGATCACCCTTCCGTCAGGCGTGAGACATAGACTCTTCGGTCCGAGGTGGCCACCACGCGCCTCACACTGATTGCGATCGTGAGCGTTCCAAGGGAGCGCGATAGCGAGGCTGAGCCCGACGCACAGGACCAGGATCACCGGGAGCCACCAGATGCTCATCCGCGTGCGGGTCATGCGGTCACTCTCCACTCTTCCTGGAAGTCGTGGTGGTCGTCCCACCGGTTCGCGACCACGGTCATCGCGCCCTTAATACCGTCGAGCAGCGCGGCATACAGCTCGCTCCACGTGGGCCCGTTCTGAGCATCGGTGAACAGGTCGCAGTACTCGGCCGCGATACGCCTGAACGCCACCATGTCCCTGCGGACATGCTTCGCGTACCGGTACGCCATCGGCTGCCCGTTGGGCTCCACCTGATCGGCGACAGGCTCGGTCTCGGCCTCCCGGATCCGGTCAAGCACGAACCGCGACAGGTCGTCCACGGGCTCGAACGCAGGCAGTTGCTTGGCGCGGAAGTCGTCGGCGCCGCTGCTCCCGGGCATGCTGTACGTGCTACGCCTGCGGGTCACGGCTTGGCCTTCTGGGGTGCGAGCAGGTCCATGACGAACTGTCGGCTGGTGTCGTGCATGTTGGTCAGCGCATTCTCCAGCGCGTACCAGGCGTCGCAGTGGTCCTCTGGGTAGTGGCCGTTGCCGGTGATCGCTGCATGGTGATCGATCGCGGCTTTGATGCGTTCATGAAGCCACCCGTTGAGCGCCTGCTGAACGACCTCCGGTGTGGTGATCGACTCCAGCCGGTAACCCTGCTCCAGCAGTTGAGCCACCGCGTCTGCGTACGGCTGATCGCTCATGTGTCCATTCTCCGTCCCGTGCTACGCCTGCGGGTCACTCGGACACCCACCAGATCGCATCCGGGTACTCCTTGCATGCTTCCGTCAGTTCCTCAACGAGCGACTCAAAAGTGACACCCTCAGGCCAATCGCCATATCCGGTGGACACGAATGTGCCCGCCCAGACAGTCTCGCGCCGCATCCATGGCCGTCCCGTCTCATGGTTGGGCGAGACCCGCTCGATCCGGGGTTGGATGCAGTCGCACTCGGGGTCCCCGCAGTCCCAGATCTTCGCGATCACGTACCCCGCGTTCCAGTCGGTTGGAATCTGCGGGAGAGCCTGCTCGCTCACATCCCCTCCTCGGGGAGCCGTTCCAGCCTCGACACCCACGACCTGTCATGCAGCAGGACATGATCCACCAACCCCGCCACATACGGCGTGTTCCAGTAGATCTGCACCCCCGTCGGCAGTACCGCTGTGATGTGTCCGTCCCCGTAGTCATGGTGACGGACCCTCACCAACGGCCGGATGTCGTCACCCACCTGCCGGCGGGAAGGCAACGGGGAGAGGTTGCTCGACTCGGTCATGAGTAGTGCACCACCCACACATGTCCGAACCGCTCGCAGTGGTCGATGCAGTTGTCGCAGACCCCGTAGCAGTAAGAGCAGGAATGCGTGGCCTTAGCGCCACAATCGCAGGTCGGCCGCCAGCGCGCTGCTGCGAGCTCCTCCGCTGCGCTCAGCGTCGGCTCGCTCATCGCCCGCCACCCCACTCGCTACCACGCTGCTCGACCAGATCCCATACGGGCGACTTCTCGCCGCAGGTCTTGCACTCGCCGGGGTTGTCGAGGGCTTCCTTTGTCTGGTGACCTCGGTTGGCCCGCGCATGGGCCACAGCCCAGCGCTCCACAACCTCAGGCTTGCTATCGTTCGTCACAGCCGTTCTCCTTCGTCAGTTCGGCTACCTTGCCCCATCCCCATCCAACGGGGGTGGGGCATCTTTCGTTGTGCGAGCGTACCGCCGCTACCCGCCGTTGATCTGCTGAACCCGCTCGTCGGTAAGGCGCTCGACCTCGGCGGGCTGGTCGTTCCATGTCCAACCGCCCCGGTCTCCGTGCGAGGTCCAGTTCTCGGCCTCGTGATGCCCGGGAGTGAACACGCACCTCCGCTGGCCGGTGCGGTCAACCGCGCCGCACTCCGCTTCCTCGCGGAACACGCCAGCAGCGAGCAGTGCGTCAGCGAACGACCCCATCGCCTGCACGCACTCGGTCTGCTCGGTCTCAGACAGCGCGTCGAACAGGTCCGTCGCCGTGTCCTCCTCGCAGAACTGCCGCGCCAGCACCTCGGCTACGCGCTCCCGGGAGGCGACTGGGGCAGGCTCGACAGGATGGGCGGCTGCGACAGCGCGCCGGACCGCTTCCGCCTCGTGCTCCCAGTAGCCATGGGTTTCGGGGGTGCGCGCTATCCATGGTGCCGAGTCGGCTCCGCGCCGACTAGAGAACCGGTTGTACAGCCACTCGGCAAGTCCTTCATCCTGGTCCAGCGCATCCCGCAGACTGTCGCTCACGACTCCAGCCCCTCAGTCGCCGGCGGGTACAGGGTGCGCAGGTTGTCCATTGCCCGCTGTGCGTTCAGCTGGACCGCGACCGGAGCGAGCTTGTCGTCAGCGATCGACCGCAGCGCCCCCCATGCGTACCCGAACGGCGTCTCGTAGTCCACTTCAGTTGTCACAGCAGCGGTCCAATCTTGGCCATCTGCACTGCCGCCAGGTAGGCGCAGCCAGTAGGGACGCTGGGGTGCACACCATCGATCAGGTACGCGGTCAGGCGTGTCGGCTTGGACGCGAGCGACGTCGCCCACGGGATCACCTGACGGTCCGGCAACTGACCCCGGATCTGCGCGTTGACCCACATCGAGTTGCGTTGGTCGGCGAGCTGCACCGCGGCGGTCTTGGTGCGCGCGACCTGCACGTCCTGCCACAGCAACCCCGGGTAGGCCGCCTTCGCCTGCTGAATCTGGCCGGCGACCGCACCCGGACCGAACACGTCGTTGCTGCCGAGCTCCATCACCACCACGCCAGCGAACCTCGGCTGCGCCAGCAACCACCTCACACCTTCGGCGGCAGGACTCCCGGACCACCATCGGACAGCCAGCACCTTGCCCTTGGCGGCGACCAGCTTCTGCAACTCCGGGTAGCAGCGCGACGTGATCGAGTCCCCGACCAGCAGGACATCCGCACCCGCGACGCTGGTCGTAGCAACGCACTTCGCTCCCACGACCTTGCTGCACTTGACGGTGCCCGGGATGTTCTTGCTGTAGTCACCCAGCAAACCCGACCCGTAGTCGACGGCGGTCATCTCGCGCGCCTCAGCGGGCAGGACCGCGACCGCGGCAGCGACGGTGGCCGCCACCAGTAGGCCGAGCAGGCGGGCCATCACAGGCCAGCCTTGTTCACGCCATACACGGCCTGCGCGTGGGTGAACCCCTCGAACTCGAGTTGTTCGATCAGGCCGCTGCGGGAGAAGTGCTGTCCGTCCAGGTAGTTTTCCGCAGTCTTTGCGGCCTGCTCATTCCAGCTGACCGTGATGTGTGTGACCGCGTAGGTCGCGTCGGCCTTCGAGAACCCCTCGTACTTGAGCTGCTCGATGAGCCCCTTCCGGGAAAACGACTGACCCTGCAGGTAGTCCTCGGCGGTACCGATCGCCTGCTCCTGGCTCGCTGTCATCGCCGGCGTGGTCTTCGTCGGCTTCGGCTGGGTCGTCTTCGGAGCGACGGGCTTCGGAGCGACGGTCGGCTTCGGGCTCGGCTTGTTCGTGGGGGTGACTACCGGATCCGGGGATGGGCCGGTGTCCGCGGTGGTGGAGACGACATTCGGGAGCGGAGCGTCGGCCGTCTGCACCGTGTTGTCGGGCAGGAAGCTGCCGAGGATGCCCAATGCCAGGAGGCCACCGAAGATCGAGCCTCCGACGATCGCGACCGTGCGACCGGTGCGCTTCTTCTTCGGCGCCGGCGGCTGGAACTGCGGTCCGCCTTCGAACGGCGGGCGGTTCGGGTACTGCGGCTGGTTGGTCATTGGGTGCCCCCTACTTGGAAGTGTTGGTGTAATCGTGGGGATCAGCCACCTGTTTGTCAAGATGTCACCTATACTCGGCACATGCAGACTCCAGAGAGCGCGGGCATCTACTGCCGGCTGAGCTTCTCCCCTGACGGCTCGCTCGAGAAGGTCGAGCGTCAGGAGGCGGACTGCCGCAAGCTCGCCCAGCGTCTCGGCTGGAAGGTCCGCGACGTCTACCCGGACAACTCCCGGTCGGCCTGGCAGCGGAACCGCAAGCGCCCGGAGTGGGATCGGATGCTTACCGACATCGAGGCCGGCCAACTCGACGGCATCCTTGTGTACCACGGCGACCGGCTCATCCGGCAGCCTTGGGACCTCGAGACTCTGCTAAAGCTGGCCGACGACCGGCACCTGCCCCTCGCCGCCCCGCATGGGACGCGGGACCTCAATAACGAGGATGACCGGTTCATTCTGCGCATCGAAGTGGCCCAGGCGTGCAAGGCGTCCGCGGACACCTCCCGTCGAGTGAAGCGGGGATGGAAGGCGCGCGCCGAGCAAGGCCTCCCGGTCAGCGGCGGGAGACGCCCCTTCGGCCGAGGCATCCCCACCGGGGAGACCGGGAAGACCGGGAAGCCGCTGTACGACATCACCCAGCAGGTCCCGAAAGAGGCCGCGATCGTGCGCGAGGCCGTCGACCGGATGATGGCCGGCGAGTCCCAGTACGGCGTACTCAAGTGGATGAACTCGGTATCGACCACCACCGAGGGGAATCTGTGGATCGCCAACAGTCTGAAGCGCCTCATCATGTCGCCGGGAATCGCGGGCCTGGTCGAGCACGACGGGCAGCTGTACGACGCGGCCTGGGAAGGCATCCTCACCGTCGAGGAGTGGGAGGACGTCAAGAGTGTCTGGCGGCTCAATGCCGCGAAGTTCGCCCAGCCCGGCCGAGAGCGCCGGTACCTGCTGAGTGGGATCGCCGAGTGCGGTTGCGGCGGGACTGTCGTCACCAAGCCGCACAGAGGCCGGAACAAGACGACGGCTCGCCTCTACTACTGCCGTACCCCCGGATGCAAGCATCGGGTGTCCCGCAATGTGGAGCACCTCGACGCCTACATCACCGGCCGAGTCCTGCGCCTCCTGAACGATCCGGAGTTCATCGCAGCCCTCCACGCAGACGCGGCCCAGCCCGGACTTGGCGCCGAGATCGCCGCACTCGAGCGACGTAAAACTCAGGACACCGCGACACTTGAAGAGCTCGCGGACCACCCGGAGGTGGACGCGGGCCTGTTGGTGCGGGGGCTCGCGAGTTACGACCGGAAGATCGCGCAGCTGCGCAGCCAGATGGAGGCCACGTCTCGCCAGCGGCTCATCGCGCGCATGAGTGGAATCTCCCGCGAACAGTGGGAAGCAGAGCCGATCGACGTACGGGCCGAGACGGTGCGCGCCCTGTTCCGGGTGACCATACTGCCCGTTACCCGCCGAGGCCCGGGGTTCGACCCGGAGAGTGTCCGGGTCGAACGACGGTAAGACCTATCGGCCGAGACACAACCGAATCCCGAGCAGGTCGATGACGCAGGGGACGGTCGGCGTCACTGTTACTGGCGGTGTGACCGTGGGTGTCACGGTCGGCTTAGGTGCCGGCG